CAATCCGCCATTTGAAACATTAATTGTTTCAGAAAGATTTGATTGGTGTCATATCAATCAAATGAACAGAAATTATAAATTTTATAATTAATTATTTAATTTATAGATTTTTGTATTATAAAGAGCAAATAAACTAAACAAATGAAAAAATTACTTTTTATTTCTTTGGTAGTTTTTGTTCTTTCTTCCTGCAATGGAGGAAAAACTGAGGACACCGAAGTGGTCGCGGTAGATTCCACAGCAGTTCAAGTGGATTCATTATCAGTATCCGATTCTACCGTGGTGGATTCGATTAAGTAAGCTACCTAAACGACAAAGAAGGCCTTATACAAAAGATAAGGTCTTTTTTTGTGGAAATTTAAGACGAAAGCGAAGTATAATAATTAAATCATTAATCATGACCAATCAAGCTTTTAAAAACTATGGGATGATCGAGGGGAGGATGATCTCAGGATCAAAATCACTCTACAGATCCATGCACCCTGAAAATGTGGTTTATTTTAATGCCAACATTTTTACCCTATCAGAAGGTAAGGTCTGGTGGGGAGATTTAGATCTAACCCTGGATGAAGACATCCTGAAAAATATCGCTGAATCGATGAGAGAAGATCTTTTCGTATTAAGAGAAATGGACGGAAGATTCGAAAATGAAAACATCACTCAGGGTGAAATTATTTCGAGGGCCGTAGCTAAAATCAGTAAATAATTCAAATCAAATGGGAAAACCTTTTTCATTCTTAGAACTAGACAAACAGCTCTCTAAAATTGAGGGCTTCGAGATGGGATCAGTATTAGAGACCAACGAATTTTCGGAGGTATCCGAATGGATTTCAACTGGAAATTATCTTCTAAACGCTCAGCTTTCGGGGAGTCTTTTTGGAGGTATAGCCAACAACAGATCGATGGGAATTGCAGGAGACCCACAGACAGGTAAAAGCTTCTTATGTCTAAATATTACAAGGGAAGCTCAGAAAGCCGGATATGACGTAATCTATTGTGATACTGAAGGTGCAATAGACAGAAGTACCGCAAAAAAATTCGGTATAGACACAAATAGGGTGAGATATCAACCAATTAAAACCATTACGGACTTTAAGGTTTTTGTGGCAAATCTCGTAGATAAAATAAAGGGCTATAGAAAAGAGGGATACGAACCAAAAATCATGATAGTTCTGGACTCTCTTGGTATGCTTACAACGGATAAAGAATCTGGAGACGCATTGAAAGGGAAAAGTGCTATGGATATGGGTATCAGATCCAAAGAAATGAGGTCTTTGTTCCGCGTGATCACTTTAGATTTAACAGGAGTTAAAGTTCCACTAATTTGTACCAATCACACCACAACCGGAAATATCGGGGGATTTATGCCTACCAAAGAAGCTGCCGGAGGCGATGGTCCAATTTTCTCAATGAGTAATGTTATCATGCTTTCAAAGGCTCAGCTTAAGGAGGGTGATACAAAAACCGGTATAATTGTAACATCAACTCCTAAAAAAGCTAGATTTACAAGGCCATACGCAGTGAAATTCCACATCTCTTTTATGAATGGGATGAATCCTTATGTTGGCCTTCAGGACTTTGTAACCTGGGAAAACTGCGGAATACAAAGAGGTAAATTGGAGGTGGATAAAAAGACTGGTGAAATGACTTTTACCGCAGTTGGATCATCACCGAGATGGGCGGTTGCTCACTTAGGTAAAACCGTTGCTTCTACCCAGCTATTTACTCCCGAGGTTTTCACAGAAGAAGTTTTAAAAAAATTGGATACCAATGTTATTCAGCCATATTTCAAGCTTCCAGATCTCTTTGATGAAAAAGAACTTGAAGAATTCATCGAGGGTGATGAAGAAAACAACGACTCACAGGCTTAAAATACTGAGACAGATGTAAAAGTCACACAGGAGAATGGACAAGAATAAAATAAAGATGAAATACCATATGGGAGTTTGGAAAGAGCTCCCAGAGTATCCAACCTATGAAGATATCATCTATGAGCTAAATTTATATCTTATTAAGGATGGTAGGCCAGACGGGGACTTCACTGAACAAACATTTAACTCCTTTCTCCCTAGCGGATGGTCGTCCACTCAACACGGATCCGTCATAAAGAAAATGATTGAAGAAGGCATTTTTGAAAAAGCCGAAAGAACCTCAGGGGGAAAGTCCTGGTATAAGATAAAAGAAAACCCACACATTTAAAATATGCAAAATACACACTTAGAGAACGTTTGGTTTAAATCCGTTTTATCTAATTCGGCTTACATTGAATCATGTAGGCCTTCTTATTTTAAAAGCTCTGAGTACCAGGAGGCTTTCAAGATAATTAAATCCTTTTGGATAAAATATTCACAGGTTCCTTCGAAAAACCAAGTACGGGAAGCAGCAAGATTATTAAATATAGGGGATAAGCTATCTGACGAGATATTGGATGCCATGTGGTCAATTAATCTTGAAGATTATGATCAGGAATGGCTAGTGCAAAATACTGAGGCGTGGATAGAATGGAAAACGCTGGAACAAAGCGCCATAGATTCCATCAATTATATTAAGAGCACTGATGTTAATCCCGACAATATTAAGAATGTTATCAATACCTATAAATCAATAGTCGTTGATAGAAATAACCTGGATTTTGCATTTGATACTGGATTGGATTTTTCAGATCCTGATGCCCACGAACAGATCACTACCCAGACATTTTCCAGCGGATATGATTTCATAGATTATTGTTTGGGTGGGGGTTTTTCTGCCAAGTGTCTCTATGTCTTTCTAGGACAGCCAAAAGTTGGTAAATGCGGACTTGGGATAACCAAAGTTAGGAATAAACGGACTGGTGAAATCTATAATATAGAAATAAAAAATCTATATGAAAGAATCAAATCCGATCAAATGCGAAATTTGTGATAGAAAATTCAAATCACTTGGGAGCTTGCAACTGCACTTGGGATCACATAGAAACATAGACCTTGAGAGGATAAAAATAAAATTATAGAATTTTATGGTGATTATTGGCACTTTAATCCAGAAATTTATAAAAGTGATTATGTAACTAAAAGGGGGAGGTAAAACTATAAAAGCTGCAGCTAAATGGAAAATGGATGACTGAGGAAAAAATCTTTTAGAAAAAAATGGATATTCTATAATTATAGTATGGGAAAAAGAATTTAATGAACATCCATATGTAGTTCTAGAAAAGTGTATAAAATTCTTAACAAATGATTGAGCAAAAGGATAAAAAGTTTTTAGATGTTATAGACACCGATGAATGGGAAATCGAAACAGACTCTGGGTGGCAGGATATAAAAAGAATAGGAAAAACTATTCCATATAAAAAATGGATAATTCAAACAAAATCACATAAACTTGAATGTGCGGATGAGCACATAGTTTTTTTAGAAAACTTTATTCAGGTTTTTACGAAAGATCTTAAGATCTGCGATCCATTAATAACAAATACTGGAATAGAGCAGGTAGTCTCGATAATAGAAACGGACGAAATCATAGAAATGTATGATTTAGAGGTTAATCATCCAGACCACAGGTATTGGACATCTGGAATTCTTTCACATAATACATTATGGATGGGGAATATAGCTTGTCAAGCTATTAGAGCCTCAAATAATGTGGCTGTAATAACTCTGGAGCTTAATGATAGAAAATACATAAAAAGATTGGGTGCGAATCTTTTGGGTATAAAAATGGGTGAATATAAAAAGGCAGCAGAAGATTCAGAACTAATCAAGAAAAAAATAAAGAATCTTGCATTTGACAATTTAGCTTTACCAGGAAAACTCTTCATAAAAGAATTTGGAACATCCAACGCTTCGGTGATTGACATAGAAAATTGGTTGATTAAAACCGAACAAATTAAGGGGGTTAAATTCAAAATCGTCATAATTGACTACATCAACATCCTTAAAAACTGGAGAAATCCCAATAGCGAAAATACCTATATGAAAATCAAGCAGATTGCGGAGGATTTAAGAGCAATGGCACAAAGAAATGGATGGGCGCTCGTCACAGCAACGCAGACTAAGCAATCTGAATTTGACGCAACAGATCTCTCCATGAACTCAGCATCTGAATCTTCAGGTCTTGTGGCAACGGTAGATGGTATGTTTGGAATTATCCAAGATCCACTGATGTATTCCAATAATGAATATAAATTAAAAGTACTAGCAAACAGAGACGAGGGATACAAAAATGCCTATAAAAAATTTCTGGTTGACTATAGCTATATGAGAATATGGGAAGACCCCAATTCTGAAATAATGACTGAACAGTAATGAAACAAAAAAGACTGCTTGATGAAGAAGATCTATCGGAAGAATTAAATGATGATTCAGGGAATCCCAGCGACGAACAACTAGAATCCTCGATCATAGAATGGGGAGAGAGCGGAAACGCAGCTGACTTTAGAAACATATACGGATCTTCCGACGCTGATGATGAAAAATATTATCATTATAAGAAACTCAATGAAAAATTGGATGACATATTCAATAAATCCAGATGGATTGCTTTAAATCCAAACAAAAAAGTACCAAAGGATCTAATTCCGATGATATTTCAGGATTTGTTTGACGAGCTGGAATCCACCCAATTCACATACGTCGAAAAATTTGTAACAATTTGCGACTATATGGCTATCAAATATAATAAGGCCTACGAGTGCATTCATATGAAGTATAAGGAGAAAATCGTTCTCGAGATGGAAGAAAAATATCAGGTATTAAGTAAAAAGAAAATCAAAAGAATATTCTAAATGGCTTTAGATCTATCGCAGGTAAAAAGAGCTTTCATTATCACTGATACCCATTTGGGAGTTAGAAATAATTCCAATGAATGGATTGATATTCACAGAGAATTCTTTTTTGAATGGTTTATCCCGCTCTGTCGTAAAAATTACAGAAAGGGTGATTGTTTGGTTCATTTAGGTGACGTATTTGACAGTAGGCAATCTCTAAATCTTAAGGTTCTTAACCTGGGAATAGAAATATTTGAAGCTCTTTCGGAGATTTTTCATGATGGGATATACATTATTTGCGGTAACCACGACATCTATGGAAAAAACTCGAACGATATAAATTCTCTCAAAGCACTAAAATGGATTCCAGGAATTAGCATTTATGAAGAACCAATCTCGATTAAATTTGGGGAGAAAAATGTCTTTATGATGCCGTGGAGAAAGGATCACGGGGAAGAGTCAATTTGCCTAAAATCAACGGATTCTCACGATTACCTCTTTTGTCACACTGATATAAGAGGACTCATGTTCAATAAATTCACAAAGATTGATGAGGGGATATCATATCAGGATCTTGATAAATTCGAGAGAGTTTATTCAGGACACGTTCACTATGCCCAAAAGTATGGAAAGGTCAGAATGCTAGGATCTCCATACCAGTTAACCAGATCAGATACAGAAAATACCAAGGGCATCACTATATTGGATTTTACCTCAGGAGAGGAACAGTTTTTTGAAAATACGATATCTCCCAGGTTTATAAGAATGCCATTTGAAAAAGTTCTAAATTCAACTCCTATAGAGCTGGATTTTCTATTTCAGAACAATCTCGTTGATATTCTGATAGATCCACAGATAGCGGTTAAATGCCCTCTAGGGATTCTAAGTGATATGGTAACATCTCCTATAAAGATAACATTTACACCAGTATCCAATATAGAAGAAGTGGTAGACTCGGAGGATTTTATATTTGATTTGGAGGGTAAAAACTTTTCAATACTGGAGCTGGTGAGTGAATATCTTAAATCCACTAATTTTGAGGAAGATAAAAAAGAGAAGATATTCAAAACAATAAAAATATTATACAGTAAAGTATCATCAGATAAAACCAAAGAAGAAAAAGATGAAGATTCTGAAGATTGAATGGAAGAATGTTGCTTCGTACGGGAACAGGGTTCAAATAATAGAATTTCCCGAAAAGGCTGGACTTATTCAGGTTGTTGGTGAAAATGGGGTTGGCAAGTCTACAATCTCAGACGTGATAACTTTTGGGTTATATGGAAAACTTGAAGGTAAAAAGTTAAAAGATATTCCTAACAGATTGAACGGAGAGGCCTGGATGAGAATCTCATTCGAGCAGTTTGGAAACACATATATGGTTGAGAGAGGATTAGATCCCAATATTTTTAACCTTTATATAAATGGTTCTCCATACGATCAGGCCGGAATAAAAAATGTTCAGGAGTATCTCGCAGAAGACATTCTAAACATTCCGTATTATGTGTTTAATAACACTATCTCACTCTCGATTAATGATTTCAAGAGTTTTCTAAAAATGAGCTCTAATGACAAGAAAATGATCATCGATAAGATTTTCGGATTTTATATCCTGAACGAGATGAGGGACCTGTTAAAAGAGGAGGCTAAAAATATAAAGCTTGGTCTGGAAAGAGTAATGGGGGAGATATCAGCAACATCTAAGTCTATAACCAATTCGCAGAGAGAAATTGAGGACCTAACCAGCAGGTTGATTCAGAATTCGGAGGAAAAGATCCAAGAAATTGAAGAATCTTTGGATAGATTCACCTCTCTATTAGAAATACACGGTCAAAAGCTCAGAGAATTCAAGGAGAGGGAGTCTTCTGCTATGTCGGAGGTCAGAAAAGCAGTGGAGGTTCTAAGTGCATGTAGAAATGAAATAAGCTCCATAGATTCCAAGCTTTCTCTTTATAAGAAGGATAAATGTCCAACATGTTCCGGTGACTTTAAGACCGAATTTTATACTTCTATGGTTAAGGACCTTGAAACTCAGGGGGACGTTATGAAAAAGGATATGGAAAAATACGAGTCACAATACTCTGATGCCAAAGTCAAAGAATCTAATATAATTTCTTCAAGAGCCGAATTCATTTCAAAGGGAACAAAAATAGAGATGAATATTAAAAACCTGAGAGATGAATTAAGAAAAATTAAATCAGGTAGGGGGGACGAGCAGATTGCGTCATTAAACAAAATCCTTGCGAATTTGCAGTCGGACCTGGAGGAATTTAATAAAACTAAATCCAGAGACGAGGAGAGACAGACATGGATCAAAACCTTAGATGAGATATTGGGGGAAAAGGGAGTCAAGCAGCTAGCGATTAAGACTATCCTCCCATCTCTAAATAAGCAAATCCTTGAGCTCCTTTTGGAATTACATCTTCCTTATAAGGTAGTATTCAATGAAGAATTTAATGCTTCAATCTATCATATGGGCGAGGAAATATCGACACAAACACTTTCTACCGGAGAAATGAAAAAGGTAGATTTTGCGGTACTGATTGCGATTATAAAACTGATGAAAATCAGATTTTCCAGCGTAAATCTTCTTTTCCTGGACGAGATATTTAGTTCGGTCGATCCTGATGGTGTACATACCATTCTAAACACCCTTAGAAAGATCTGTGATGATATGGGTCTCAACATCTTCGTCATTAACCACGCTCCAATGCCCACAGAAATATTCGATTGGAGAATAGATATTCAAAAGAAAAATAATTTCTCAGATCTTCAGATGGAGAGGACAGAATAGTGACAAGGTAGATCCTGGAATATATAAGTAAAGGATTTACCGAATGACCAAAATATTCCCAGCAGGAACAAGAACAGTAAGAAATCTAGAGCCCAGATTCAGTTATTTTTTAGTGGTTAAAACAGCAGCTAGAATTCTAACAGATCTTCCTCTAAAGGAATACTTTATTTACAAATACAAAGTCCCGGTTTCTGAAAGGAGGGGCAAAAATGAGATTACCTCGCATTTCAACGGAGAAAATCTCGAATCCATTATAGCTCTAAACGATACCGAATATTCCACTGGGAAATTCAGTCATCCAAGATACACAAATCAGAACGAAACTTCTCTATCGTTTCCATATAAAGATCTATTAGTATACGATCAAGAAAACATAGGAAAGGTCGAGATAAAAAGGAGAATACCATCGGTTGGTGGTAGTGCTCCCCTAAATTTAGCAGAATAATCATGAATTTCTTAGAAAAGTTTAATACTGATGATGTTTTTTTCAGAGGACTAATTATCGGTCTTCTTAGAAATATGAATGATAAGATCACTTATTATCAAACAGGATCAGACCAGATTAAAAGAGAGGTATTTATCCCCTTCTTTTATTCAATGGCGGGGGACGAACCATTTCTACAGGATTTTTACCTCAGTTATGCTGATTGTGATGGTAATCCTGCATTTGCAGAGGGAAACTATGACGTGGTACCCAGAGGAATAGTTGAATTTCAGAATGCTAGAGTTAACGCATCAGCATCGACAAATAAGTTCGTTAGAGCAACATACACCAAGGAAGTGCAAAATGGGTCTGGAAGCGAAATGAAGGCATTTTCTGCATACATGAACCCAATTCCTCTGGACATATCCATAAACATAAAAATTAAGGTTGATACAACTCTGGATGCTTTTAAAGTTCAGCAAAGGACCATGCAAATTCTCTTCAGAAATTTTACATATTATTTTGAATTTGAAGGATTCAAGGTTCCAGTCCAAGTAGGTCTTCCAGATTCTCCCCCTGATAGACAAAATGCTTTTAGCTTCACATACGGAACAACTAGAGGAGAAGGAATAACATTAAACTTTACAATCTCTTGCGAAACATATCTTCCACAGATCGATGTTCAAACAGAGAGATTCAGAGGAAATCTTATGCAGGGGGGAATTAGAGCTAAGGTTGAGTTTGGAACAGTTCCAGAGGACAACAGCACCATTCTACAGGGAATAGGAATTATCAGTTCAGATCAAGAAATAACGAGATAAACAAATCTTAGTTTAACGAGGCCGATATATATCCTATAAAAAGATCAATAAATGGCCGAAGTAATTTCATTCTCTTCAATAGGGAATTATCGGATAATTTCGTATAGTGAACCTCTTACATGCGTTAAACAATTCAGGGGATGGATCATAGAGACCACTGGGGAAAATACTCCTGTTATATCTCTATTTCTTGAATATAGATGGAGCATTAATGGAATAAACTGGTCTTTATGGAGCCCTCTTACTGAGGAAAGTATTCAATCACTGGTGCTGGATCCTGCCAATAAATTTTATGTGGAATTCAGAATGACTGCATATTCAGATGAAAATTCCAGTCCCTATTTTCCACCAGGAACTGGGCTTTCACCTGAAATAATAGTAGAAAGATTCGAACTCGATATGGTTTTCGGCTGCAACGACGGGGTCCTTCCTAGAGGACCGGCTCCTCTTTGCAGCAGGGAGTTAACTAACTTCCCCGTTGTTTTCTCTGATTGTAATTTCACATTCAATCCATATGACGTCAATAGAGGAATAAACATCTACCAGGACCTAAGTAATTTGGTCAATAATGTTTTCGGCCACGAGGTGATTTATTATTCGGTACAGCCCCAGGGAAGGGGGAAAGATGTGGTTCTCAAAGAATACACTTTATTCGATGTTGTCGACGAGAAGTGTATGAAAATAATGGTCCCCAATAATACCTTTCCAGACGCAAAGATAAATTTTGATTCGTTTGGATTACAGTTTGAGACACCATTCGAAATTCATATAGATCGAAGATATTTTGAATCTATCTTCGGTAAAGGTTCGCAACCAAGAAAGAGAGACATTATATTCTTTCCCCTTACTAACAGGATCTATAGAATAGAATCGACTTATTTATTTAGAGATTTCAATAATTATCCGGTCTACTTTAAATGCCAGTTGGTCAAGTACGAAATTCAAAAGAATACAAATTGGAATGATCCGGCTGCTGAAGCTGCCCTACATGATTACACTGTCAATACTAAGGATCTATTTGGAAAAGAAGTTGAAGATCAAGAGACTAAACTGACTAAACCACAGCAGTACGTTACTACGTCACAAAGGAGGTTTGAGGATCCAACCAGATCTTACATACACAAGCTTCTCCCTATTATAGAGTATGACCTTAATAATAATTGGACCATAGTTTTTAATGCTTATTACGATTTGGCTAGATTATTCGTTGATGATCCTAACACAGTAACTCCAACATCACCTCCCCAAGTATCAAAAGACGAGGAAAAAGACGCTGTAAGGTGGAAATCGAGACCAGTCATAACAGAATCTGAGGAGAGGAGCTTTACTTGCTGGTTTAGAGTTCAAAATTATATCGACAAATCAAAGCTAGTTTTTAGACCAGCTCCAAAGGTTTCAGTGAATATCTTATCAACAGGACCGGGTACAATAACATATTCAACAGCTCCTATACCACATGATCTTTCACTGGCTCCTAATCCAGAAGGATACGTTTCAATATTAGGCGATGGTATAAGATCTGGAGGGTTTGAGGTTCTTTCCATACCAGACCAATACACATTCGTTGTTAAGGATAATGGTGCACCCCTTCCAGGAACAACCGCAACCTGGAAAATGCAGAAAGCTCAATTAAGAAATCTTATCAATGGTCATTATAATGGATCAGGATTAAGAATCGATATGATTTGGAGCGGGACAAATGAAACCGGGAAGACGAATTACGTCGAAACGGGTAGCTTTAGAATAAAGATCAACAATTTGGAGATTTATTCGCCATTTGGTAAAAACATATCTAGCGTATTGGGGCAATTTATTCCAGGACTGGAGGATTGGTACGGATTAGTCTTTAATTTCTCCAATGTGTTCAAGCAATACTCGTTGAATGTATGGATGATGACATATGATCCAAACAATCCGATGGCACAGACCTCCGACCTAAGCCTAGTTCATTCTTTGGTTGGAAGCTTAAGTCAATCCTATATATTCGACATTCCGGAGGTGATTGAAACTGATTATGATAGTGAATTCTATGGAACAAATAATTACTCATATAAGGTATCTTCTTCCCCTCTTTTATTAACCAATATCAGATTATTCCAAAATATGATAGAAGAAAGCAAGCAATCAACCATATTAAATCAGAATGTGGTGGGAGACTCTCAATTAGCAATCATAATAGATAACGCTAAACCAGTATTAAGGCTCGCAAAAATTGCCAGAAATAGATAGGATATAATAAAAAGTAATTATGCCAAGGAGAAAACCAAAAAATAAACAGCTCAGTAAGGAAAAAGAACTTGAGATCAAAAAGAGCCTTGATGAGATCCTACTTGCAGATGAAATGCTTAATGGGATCGAATCACCCGATTTACCTCCTTTAAAACCACAAAGGGTAATGAACTTGGATTCAATAAAAACCGATGTCGAATCAGAGGCGAAAAGGATATTAAGCGCATTGGCCGAATTTTATTGGGATCCTAATCTTTTAGAAGGAAAGGAATACATCAACGAAAAGCAAAAAATCGATGCTCTGAACGTTTCTATTATGGCATTTAATGTCAGAACCGCTCAGCATGCAATAACTAAGCTCTTAGAAGAAATAGATTCTGGTAATTTTCAACCCAGGATGTTTGAGGTTCTAGCACAACTTCAGAATCAGATGATGCAGATGCCTAAGAACTTTTCGTCGTATATGACGCAAATGGAAAAGAACTACAAGCAACTAAAATCCGAAGCGGAACAAAAACAAAATTCAAACCCAATAACTTTGGACGAAAATGGAAATGTTACATCAATAAATCCCGGGGATACTTTGAAGGTAAGGGGAAATAAATCCTTAATGGAAGGCCTGCAGAACTTAATGAAAACTAACGTGATAGTTAAAGAAGCGGAGATCCTAGATCATGACGATAGTCTCGTTAATCCATCTAAAAAAGAGGGAAATCCCCTAGGCGACGATGGTGAAGACTGCACTTTGGATATAGACGATGATCTATTCGAAATGTAATTATGGAAAATACAACTAATAACATACAGGAAAGGGGTAATTATTGGTCGACCGAAAAAGTCGATAAATTGCTTAGAGATGCTGAGGAAATAGGCATAGATTATAAGGAACTGGATAATCCATTCCATGAGAATGATCCTGAGCTGAGAAAAGGCGACATTTTGTTTGAATATACAGAGGAAGAACTCGAAGAAATCAAAAAATGCGCCACTGATGTGGTGTATTTTGCGAACAAGTATTGTCACGTTATGACTGACGAGGGGATCAGACAGATAATTCTACGTGATTATCAGATCCAGATTCTAAGACAGTATCAGAATCACAGAAAAAATATATTCGTTTCACCCAGACAGTCTGGTAAAACCATCACATCTTCAATATTTTTATTATGGTATCTCCTTTTCAATTATGAAAAAAACGCCATTATTATGGCGAACATCGGTGATACTGCAGCCGAATTAATGGACAAGATCAAGATTATTATGAAGGGTCTCCCATTCTTTATGAAGCCAGGTCTAAAGATTTACAACGTTATGACCATGAGATTTGATAATGGATGTAGAATCATGGCAAAAACCACAACAAAAACATCTTCAATTGGTTATACAGTACATATGCTTTATATGGATGAGTTTGCCCACATTAATGCGAACTTTATCGATAGCTTCTTCAGATCTGTATATCCAACCATCTCTTCATCTCAAATAGCCAGGATCATAATAACATCAACTCCAAATGGACAGAATAAATTCTATGAGATATACAAATCTGCATTAGATAAAGAGACCGACTTCAATCCAATAAGGGTAGAATGGTGGCAGGTCCCTGGAAGAGACGAAGAATGGAGGAAAAAAGAAATAGCCAGCTTGGGATCAGAGGAAGACTTCAATCAGGAGTATGGGTGCCAATTTTTGGCCAGTTCCAGGCTCCTCCTTGATTCTTCCACACTAAAAAAGATGCGTAAAAACCAGCAGGACTTTGTTTTTAGAGAATTATCACCATTTGAAAACAGCCTTGTTGATTATTCTGGACTAGCCTGGCATCCAAAATTTGACCCAACATCAGTATTTGAAAGCGATGCGAATCCAAGATTCGTTATTTCTATTGACACCGCAGGTGGAGGAGGAGGGGACTTTTCGGTTGTAAATATTTTTAAGGTTTCTCCCATGCCCACCTCAGCTATACAGGAAAGGAGATTTTTTGATTCTGAAAGCGATTTCTTCTGTTTGCTCCAGATAGGAATGTTCCGATCTAATATCATTCAAATTGAGGAACTTAAGATAATTATAGAAATTTTATGCTCTAAAGTTCTAGGGAATGAAAATGTTAAAATAGTTCTAGAATTGGATTATAAGGGGGAAAATCTCATGGACAAGCTTCTGGAAGGAGATGAAATCGTACAGGAAATGTTCATTTATACAAAACATTCCGAATCCACCAAGCAATTAAGGCCGGGAGTTAAGCTGACACCCAAAAATAAAGAAAAGTACTGCGAAGACACAAAAACTCTATGTAGAAATAATAGAGTGGTGATAACAGAAAAAAATTCAGTCTTCGAGTTATCCAATTTTGGTATAACCTCCAGGGGATCATATTCCAGCCAGGTCGGAAAGGATGATATTGCTATGACCATAGTGAACGTGGCTTCATGTTTTGAGAATAGTGATTTTGACGATCTTGTAATGGACGTCTATGATACAATCCCAGAAAAATTCAAAAAAGAGATAGAAGCTAAATTGGGAATGAATTCTACAGATCCAAATGCACAACAGAATACAGACCTAACATCTTATAGATTTGTGAATTCCCTCCTCGATTCCTAATAGGAAAAGATATATATAGAGAAAGAGGAAGGATAGAAAAATCCCCACTTCGAAATATATACAAATAAAAATTCTCAAATGGCTAAGAAATTAAAATTGGATCTTTCGGTTTTCAAGAGCTCTGGGGTCTACACCCTAGAATTTGACGCTTCAGAAAACTTAATTGTGAATCCTCAGACAATCAGATTGGTTGTCGGATTTTCAAACATTGGTCCTTTTAATACACCGGTTTATATACCGGATATTAGGACTGCACTAGCAGTTTTCGGAGACATAGACAAAACATTGGAAAAGAAGGGATCATTCTTCCATAGATCGATTCAGACTTGCTTGCAGCTAGGACCAGTTTTCGCTATAAATCTATTGAAACTGAATAATAGCGTGGACCAAAATGGCGACCCAGATTATGCTGCAGGAGCTGATGTTGCTAGATATAGGGCATTCTCTGTTGATACTGAAGAGTTCAACGGTGAAAACTCAACTAGCGACTATACATCCACACTGGAAAATCAGGATAAGCTAGTATCCTCATACTATAATAAGGAAAAATTCTGGTTCCCCGATCCAAATTACCTTCTCGCAGCTGCGGACGGAAGTGGATCACAGCCGGATAATAAAAAGCTTTTTCACCTCGTTAATCTTGGACAGAATCCGGTTAGCATCATAGTTAAAAAGTCGCTTGACTCTAGAATTCCTTTAACAGGATTTGATATCACAGCATCTGAGTATTTCGGGGCGGCTAATGTTCCAAACTTTATGCACCCTTATGATTACATCTCAGATTATTTCATTGATGTCATAGTAGTTAGTGGGAATTGGACCAATTACGCAGCACTTGCTAACGATCCAATATTTAGCGCATACTTTACTAGCAAAGGGTTTATTAAATCAAAAATAGATGACTTTTTATCTCTTAATCAAATCAACGTAGTTCTAAGCATCACGGGTACAATAATTCCAGACTTCATAGATCAAAATGGAATAAACAGATATATCAAGACCCTAATAAACAATGAAACGGGACAAACTGGAATTCTCTGTGCCATCAACGAGGAGGCTTTAGATGATCTCGGATCAAACACAAGCTTTATTGATTTGGTTGGACACCATTTGATCGACGAGATATCAGTAGATTCTGATATTACTTCTACACCTAAAAAAGTAGACTTCCTTTCATATGATCAGGTCTTGGTATCTGACTTCTCATACTCTAAGAGCATCGACGGATCACCAACAGGAACTGAAGTTGCTGAGGCCTCTTCTCCTGGACTATCACTGATTGAAACAGGTACCTTGCTAAGCGACTCTTTATTCTCTACCGGAGGTGATAAGGGTATAGATATTGCGGTCATGAAGGCATATAGCTCCTCAGCTAGAGATGGAGGATTACCATACTTACAGACCGCATTTACAGGTGTAAACCATTCTGACCAAATAACGGTTCTGAAAGATTTCTTAGCACCCAAAGCTGATTCTCCTTCTAAAAGATTTATTATAGGAAAAGTGAAAAACACCCTCCCAGCAGCAGGGTATCTAGGATTTTATGTTGATGAGCTCGTTAAGCTTAAAGTCGAAGAAGTTAAATTTGTAACTGACGGAACTCTTCCTTCTGGTAATCAAACTCAACTGAGAATAAGATTTAGTCATCCTTTGGTTACATCCAGTGCTTCAACTACTTACGTAGAACCTTGGGATGATACAAACAAAAACTCATCAGTTAACGCATATCAATTTGGTACTCCAGATTACTTTGACTTTGATGATGTATTTGGATCGCCTGATATCCCAGGTGAACCAATTGGAGCTAACGATAGCTACATAGCATATGAAAACTCCCCTGTGTATCAAGACTGGGCAAACGGAAACATCACAGATGGAGACGTTGTTTGGATGGATGCAACAGGATCAAACGTCCAGTACGTGAAGTTTGATAAAAATATAGACAGAGACGGATTTGATAGCCTTGTAATTAGAGCTTATCAAGATTCGGGCTTTACTTCAGCGGAATCCGTAGCAGATTTTGGGCTTAGCTTCAAGAGCTCGGTAGCAGTTCCTCTTAACCAAGCAGGGACATACGAATTCGTTATAGTCTCTCTATCTGGTAACCTCAATGAGTATGTTGATATAATTTCACAAGTTTCACAGAATGTCATAGAAATTTCAACAACAGAAGCTGAAGTTAAAACAGTTAAAGTAGGCGATTTATTGGTATCCACGGATCTTCAGTTATTCGATAATCCGCTCACCGAAAACGTACAGAGCAGATTGACTAGAATCATTGAGGTAAGAAAAGTTTCCATACCTGGATCTCCTGGACAATTCACAATCTATGTCAAGACCGACAGACCTATCAAGCTTTATCCTGGGGTACCTTCAAAGGTTAATAAATTTAAGGCGGTTCATAAGTTCATCAATACTTATTCACTCTCTTATCTCCCAGGATTTAAGATGAAGTCTACTCACAAACCAGATGGAACAGAAACCAGACTGAATGAAATATTGGATGTTTTATTCAACACCAATTTGGCTAAAACACTGGCGGACAGAAACATTATCACATTCAGATACATTGTTGATACATTTGATGGCGGATTACAGACTAATTCTAAGAATCAGCTTACAAGACTTGCTAAACTTCGTCAGAAGTGCTTGGCAATATGTAATGCTCCTTCTATCAAGAAATTTATCGACTCTATAGATCCTAGATTTACAGAGCTTCCGACAGCTACTGAGCCACAGCCACTTCTCAATCCGAAGTATATCGCTGATGGGGGAAACTTATCATTGAATCCTTCGTTCAGATTTACACTTCCTGACGAGGACCTCGGAGCTAAATTCTGCGGATTCTTCTCTCCTTTCTTAACAATCAGAGAGAATGGAAAGAACATGAATATTCCTCCTGCGGCACACGTTTCCAATAACTTCATTAGGAAGTTTATCACAGGGGAACCTTATTCAATCGTAGCAGGTCAAAAAAGGGGTATTCTTTCAGGAGCTAATCTCATCGGGCTTGAGTATGACTTTAGCAACGACGATAGGGATTTCCTTGAGCCTTTCGGATTAAACCCGATTGTCAGAAGAAGGGGAATCGGTCTAGTTATTTACGGTAACCAAACTGGATATCAAAGAACGAATTCTGCTTTCAATAACCTTCACGTTAGAGATCTTCTGATCACTGTTGAAGAAGCAATTGAAGATATCCTTTCAAACTATGTGTTTGATTTCAATGAGGATTCAATTAGACTCGAAATCAAGACTCTGGTTGATAATTACCTTTCAGGAGTTAAATCCGTTGGTGGTATCTACAACTACTTAACGATAATGGACTCTTCGAATAACACCCCAGCAATCATCGATCAAAATCTTGGAATAATAGATGTTATCGTTGAACCAGCAAGAGGTATACATAAATTCATTAATAGAGTAACGGTAACTAGAACAGGAGGAATAAGCTCGGGTGGATTCATCCAATTCAGTTAATTTTGTCACTACAGAAGAGGACAAATATATAAAATAAAAAGGAATGGCAGGACTACCACATTTTACTAGCTCTAAAGCTTCCGTTAATAAATTTGAACCGGTATTTCTTAACCAGTTCGAGGTGACAATTTCTCCTCCAACTGCAGTAGTTCCTATAAATGGTATTCCTGGAAACGGGAATATCCTTTTGGAGCAGGTTAAGAAAATATCTGGACTTGGTGTAGATCAAAACCCCGGTGAGATATCTCAGCAGTTTAAATTCGCTAAGAGATATTACGCTGGTGCAGCACCGACCAAAACTGGATTTGACTTGGAGATGTCTTTTGAAGTTAACTTGGACGATAACAATTCAATGTATGTCTTTAAAACGATGAGACAATGGTCTGATCTGATCTATAACCCACTAACAGGAGCTATGGGATTGAAAAGGGACTACACTGGAACCATAGTTATTAACGTGTTCAACAAGGCTGGAGATGTCTTTAGAAGAATAACATGCAAGGACTGCTTTCCAATGACGGCAATAACAGAAATGTCACTCAATTATACGGGAACAAATATCTATGAGATATCATTGACCTGGGCAGTTGATCATTTCGATGACGTATTCATATAAAAATTAGAAAATGGCAGGATTACCACATTTTACAAATTCAAAGGCGGCAGTTAACGTATACGAACCGGTATTTCTTAACCAGTTTGAAATAATTATTCAGCCACCTCCGGCAGTTTCTAACCCAATAGGAAACATGGGTAAAACATTATTAGTTGAAAATGTTTTATCAGTATTCGGATTAGCAGCGGATAAAAACCCAGGGGTTCTTGAGCAGAGATACAAATTCTCCAGAAGAAGATATGCAGCTTCTGCTGTCGAGGATACTGGAATTAAAGTAGCCATCGAATTTGAGACTAACCTGGATGATAACAACTCCAACTATGTCTTTAATACTCTAAGACAATGGTCAGATTTAGTCTACAACCCTTTAACCGGTGCTATGGGTATCAAATCCGTATATGCTAACCAAACTTATATGCTCATTTCTATATTTAATAAGCAGGGCGATGTATTCAGAAGAATAAAGCTTCTAAATTGCTTCCCCGTTGAGGCTATTAAACCATTAGACCTCGATTATACAAATGGAACTCAAGCTTATAAGATTAGGATGTCATTCAGAGCAGATTATTTCGAAGACGTGTTCAACTAGGATATATAAGAGGATTCTCAACAAAGGATTATCCCCTGCTTTTCCTTATGAATCGCAGGGGATTTTAAATTTTATATACATGTGCCCCGATAGTGAAGAGCATCAAACGAAAAATAGCAAGCCTCTTTTTGGTTCTGGGGACCTTCTTCTGTCCCTTCGGATTCGACATCCTTTTCGCAACTATAATGAAATGGACGGGATCATATTGGCATACTGTTGTGATTTTTTACTGCCTTTCGGCTCTGTGCTTTGGAGCTTATTGGCTTTTGTCTCGTGAGAAAAAGCCGGAACAAAATCAGCTACTTTAGTATAATCTAAAAAGGATTCATGGATAATATAGACGACGAGTTAATGCAAGAATTGAGGAGAAAGGAATTCTCCCATGGATTAAAATATGATGAGGATCCCGATGTTTCTAATGCTAAAATTCCGGACTGGATAAAAGATGCTCAAATAGAGCAGACACCACAGATTGATACGCAGATTCAGAATCCAGCACCAAAAAGTTTAGGTAAAGCTTCTTTTGTAGCTAAAACTCCTCTGGGATTGGAAGAATACTGGAAAAATATTCCATTGCCCAATTTGCCATCAGAAGGTTTTGGATATCCAGATGGAATGGAGATAGCTATTAGGCCTGCCGAAGTCTCGGAAATAAAATACTATTCGACCATAGATGAGAATGATCGAATAGACATGGATGATAAATTAAACCATATTCTTGGAAAATGCTGCAGAGTAAGATGGAATGGTGGACCATTGAATCACTATGATATCCATTATGAGGATAGATTTTATCTGATAATGGCGATCAGGGATTATACTTTTCCTAAAGGTGAAAATAGAATTTTCCTAACAGCTCAAAAAAATTGCAAAGGAGAAGATTGTAATATACCAGACTCCATCGAGCTAAAGTCCCCGCTGCTCGACAGTTTTAAACTCACATCGGAGATTAAATCAAAGTTCAACCTTGAAAAAATGTGCTTTGATCTCGTACCAAAAAATGGGGGAGAGGGACTAGAATTATTTATACCTAGCGTTGGTGTAACCACTCTTATCAGAAAAATAATTGCTTCTAAAAAAGAGAGAAATAAAAAATATGACGAAAGTTTTGTCGAGGTTGCGCCCTATATTATACCAAACTGGAGAGATCTAGATGAATCCACTTATGATAGCTACGAGAGGGCTTCTAGGGAATGGGACGTAACACAATTTTCAATTGCTGACCAGGTATCTAAATTGGTTAAATTTTCTACAAAGGCTGATATTAGATTTGCCTGTGAAAAATGCGGTGGAGAGGTCACCGCCCCCTTGACCTTTCGCGGGGGATTTCGATCCTTTTTTATTATTTCAGATATCCTTAGACAATTACTATGAGCTTAGATTCAGGCTCTGGGAGGAATTCAAGTTGTCACCTGATATTTTTGAGAAAATGCCTTATTTTGAATTCTATGATCTCATAGAAAGGCTGAATTCCAAAATAGAGGAAATCAATAAGAATCGTAATAATGGAGATCTATCTGAGATCTTCTCTTTTTCAAACAAAAGGTAACTTCCTGGGTATATAATCTAAAATCATTTTACATTGGCTGAAGAAAACAAAGGCAGAGTTTTTACTGGTAAAGACGTTTCGGAGTATAAAAAAACAATGGATGTTTTCCAAAAATCCGGCGGTACTGCCCCTGTTGGAAATGTGATATCAAACATCAAATCAGTAGAGGATACTTTCAAGGAAGTACGGAATCTGTTGTTCGAAGAGGTAGTGATTAGGGAAAAAGAAATTGATCCCGAAAGAGACACCAAAAAAGAGGCGTATGATTTTTTCTCTCCTGTGATTACCAAAAATCTCCCAAAATTTAAAGAAAGATTAGAAAAAGGAGAATCTATAGAAGAAGTAGAGATCAAAGAAAAAGCGGCAAGCACTGCAGCAAAGATTACCAACAAGGTTAATGATTTAACAACTCGTCCTATTTCCGAGATAGTATCAAAATATGTCAGCATCAATGATATTCAATTTGAAGATGCTTATGATACAATAAACGAAAAGGTTCAAACAGCCACTGGGCAATCCCTAGCAGATCTAATGTCTTTCTATAGGCAGACAGACGATCTTGTTAAAGAGGGAGGAGGCGCAGGGATGGACCAAAAAGCTCTAAAAGAAACCCTAGATAAGCACAATATACTTCTCAATAGTATTGGTGTAATTCTAAAGGAGATGGGAATAAAAAACCCGGCCTTTGAGGAAGCGGAAAAAAATTTAGAAAAATCATTATCCGAGGTTTCTTCCAGATCCGTTGAAGGTGTAAAAGAAACGGTTAAATCCGAGAAAGAATCCAAGGAAATCTCCAAAGAGACTCTCACAGAAAAAACCGAGACCAAAACTCTTGAATCAGTAAAGACTGAATCTAAAATAACGGAGACAGTAAAAGCACCAGAGACTGGGACGGAAAAACCCCCATTGGTTGTAACGACGCCAATGACAGCGATAAAAACTGAAACTGCACCGCCAGCTCCGGCTGCTCCTGAAATCAAGACAGAATCTCTTCCCATAGAAGGAGTCGGATCAAAAGAGACCGAGGTTAAGGCTCCTAAGGAATCGCCAAAAACAGGGGTTGTTGAAAGCAAGCCCGTGGTGGAAAAAACAGTGATAATCACTCCAACAGAAGCCGCAAAAAGTCCCGCTGAAGCGACAAAACCCACAGTAGCAGAGGCTCCAAAATCAATTGAGCAGGTTGGTGGAGCAGAGGCTCCAAAATCAATTGAGCAGGTTGGTGGAGCAGAGGCTCCAAAATCAATTGAGCAGGTTGGTGGAGCAGAGGCTCCAAAATCAATTGAGCAGGCTGGTGGAGCAGAGACTCCAGCAACAGAGGCAGGAGAATTGGTGTCAACACCAAAAAGCTTATTAGAGCAGCTAGGTCTTGGTAATTTATTGGGCTTTAGTGAACCAGGAGAAGCAGGAGTAACTAGCACAGGAACCGCACCTACAGGTTCTAAAGAAACAACACCCGGCGCAATAAGCAAAGCATCTCCGATTTCTATTGAATCTATAAAAGAGCAAAAGTCATCTATGATGACCCAAATATCAGAAAAAACAGGGATTGCTCCTAAAGTAGAAAGCTCACCCTTAAAAATGTCCAAGGAAATACCACAACCACAGACAAAACAAAGCGGAGAACAATCTACATCTGCATCTACCCCTAAAGGTGAAGAATCTGGGTCTTCTGAAATCGGCGGCGAGATTTCATCATCAGAGTCTGAAACAAAATCAGAATCTACTGTAAAATCAATAGAGAGCCCGAATACTGAAGGAAATAAAGGGTCTGATGTTGATAGTGGAAAAGATACTCTTAATGCAATTCTTTCTGTAATGCAGGAAATAAGAGAAACTTTAAATGGTCCACTAATCGTAATGGGATCTGGAAATAAATTCGATTAGAAATTAGGGATATATTGAAAAATTTTATTATATTTACGAAAAATAAGAATTATGGCAAATTTTAAGATTACGCAGGAACTAAAAGCTGAGGTTTTGGAATTTTTGAATTCCTACGGAGGCTACAAAAAGGCTCTGGACGTTTTGAACGATCCGGAAAAATCAGTATTGACGGAGGATGAGATAAACTCCGTTATTGTTCTTCTAGGGACATTCAGGCTAGGGGAAGTATACCAGTTGGTGGAAAGATTCAGAACAGAAGTAGTTGAGGTTAAAGACGATGCTTCAGATCCACAATCCTGATAATAACCCAGACCCAAAACAATTTAAGATAGATTCGGTATATTTGAGAATGGCTCAGATCTGGGCGGAAAATTCTCATTGTAATAGAAATCAGGTCGGATGTCTTATTGTTAAAAATCGGGTTATAATCTCAGATGGATATAATGGCACTCCGTCTGGATTTTCCAACTGCTGTGAGGACGAGAATGGGGGTACATTACCGATTGTTCTTCACGCAGAGGCTAACGCCATAACTAAATTGGCTAAAAGCACTATAAGTTCGGAGGGATCAACTCTGTATGTTACACTCTCTCCCTGCTTAGGATGTGCAAAGCTAATTATACAGGCGGGTATCAGAAGAATAGTTTTTAACGAGATGTATAGAAACACTGATGCCTTTGATCTATTCCGGATGGCTGGGATAGAGATAGTACAAATAATTTTAAATAAAACAAAGTAATGATCAAAAATATTCAAGAACTAGCAGAAGCATTTCTAAAATCCTCGGATGAAAAAGACTTTATAGATTTATACAAAAGATTAAAGCCAGGTCTACTAAATCACTGTAGATCTATTTTAATCGATGAAGAAACATCAGAGGATGCATTCTCTAATACTATGGTCAAAATATGGACTAAAATGTACCAATATGATCCATTAAGAGGGAATTTCTCCACATGGGCATACAATATAGCCAGAAACGAATCTCTATTAATTAAGAAAACTAAGAGCAGATATATGCCTCTGATAATGGAGTCGTCCAAATCGAACGATTCCGACGAGAATTTTATATCATCACCATCAAATGAATGCTATACCGAGCCAGATTGGTGTCTCTCAAGTAGATATGGTGAATTGGATTCTCTTTACGATAACGTTGTATATAAAATGAAAGATCTTCCAGAAATCTACAAGGGGATTCTAATAGATAGGGAAATCAATAAAATGAAATACCAGGAAATAGCGGAAAAGCACAACATGAAAAAAAGAGCAGTTGCTACTCGGATCAGAAGGGCAAGGTTGAAAGTTAGAGAAATGTTTCCTGGAGCAAAACTATATTTTACAGATTAAATTATTTTTCATATGAAAATACCTTTTTTCATGGTAATTAGAGACATCAATAATTACATATTTCTCAGGAAAACAATCAAGACCGAGAGTAAAACTCTTATGTGGCAGAAATTTAATCTTAGATACGATTGGCTAGGAAGGATATACACAGTGGTTAATTTACCACCAGAAGTAACTCTTTCCCCCGACACACCAGAAGAAATTCGGCCGGCTTATGTTCTTGAAGAAACCAGACAAATCAATGAGTATTTAACTGGTCTAAATCTTCATGAAATAATTATGCCGGGATTTAAGCCGTTAGAAGGGGGAGAGTCATATCTTGTAATATACTATCCAGTTTTTCAGAAGCTATCATTATCGTGGGCCCTATCCAGAATAGGACTTATATTTTTAGTTTGGTGGCTAGAGAAAAAGTTTTCCCTATTTTCACTCGGATTACATAAGGTATATGATCTTCTTATGGTCCTTATAGACTTCATCAAGGTTTAATGTCTAACATAGAAAGAAGAGAATATCCATGGGGAAGGGCCTATGTAGTTCAGCAAAACGGAGAAGAATTAATTTTTCCATCAGTCACTACAGTTCTTAAATTACTTGAGAATGATAAGTATACGAAGCTGAGAGAAGAATTCGGGGAGGAAAAATGGAATAGTATACTGGCAAATGCAGCCGAAAGAGGTACTATTATGCACCGTATGCTTGAATTATTCCTTCTTGAATGGGATAAATCAAGAGATGTTGAAAAAGCTCTTAAAACTGCTCAAGAATACGCAATAGAGGAGGCTAATAATTCAGACACAGCAAGACTAAAGATAGTCAACAAGGCTCGCAATCTTTTTTGGAACTTCTATCACAACAGATTCTGGGAGTCCATTTATGAAATAGTCGATAATGAGGTTTTTCTTTGGACCGGGTTCAAAGGAGGATGGGCAGGTGCTTCTGATTTCGTTTTTAGGGATCTCGAGGGGAGATTGATTGTTGATGATTTTAAATCATCCACCAGCGAAAAAGAAGAGAATGATATACTTGGATATAAACTTCAAATAGCTGCATATATGTTCATGTGCGCGGAAAAATATCAGGAGATCCCCGCGATGGGGAGAATAAGAATATCAAACGAAAACTCAGACCAGATCCAAACATTTATTGTTTATGACTATGAACTCAAAGAATACCTAAAAATCTTTTTGAATTTACTCGAAAATTTTAGGACTAACCACATGGATTTGGAAACTATCTGAGAGTATCAATCTAAAAATTATAAAGATATAAAAATGGAAACAGAAGCTAAAGTAATTTCTATGGAGCAAGCAGCTCCTAAGATAGACGAGAAAAAAATCAAGGATCTTACGACTAAATTAGAAGGAAAAAAGAAGGAGGTAGCATTAAAGCTTTATGCAATTAAAATGAGTAAGGATGATTTCTCAATATATACCAAATTCTTCAAGAATGAGGTCGAATGGGTTGGTAAGCAAGCTCTTGGTGTTGTCGAGATCAACAAAAGAATTATAGAGATAGAAAAAGAAGGGATCAAGAATGGTGTAATATACCTAAAAAATCTGGAAATTGAAGCATCACACTTCTTTCTCAACACACATAAAGGTAAGGGGTCAAGCGAAGCAGATCAATTTATCAGAATTTTAAAAAATATTGAAGAGGGGCTTTACTCTCTAGCTCCTGATAATAAAGAACTTAAACAATTGGAATCTGAATTAACTGCAGCTCAGCAAGGACTAGAAATAGTATAATCCAACAAAAATATCATTTTTTAAAAGGCCCTTTATTGGGCCTTTTTATTTGGGGATATATACAGGAAAAAGAAAGAAAATATGAGACAAAAGTTTTTTCCATATTTAATTGCATTATCAGCTTTTTTAGTTTCCGGGTCCGCAGCTTTTTATTCTGTCTATGGAATAGGGAAGATGTTTGCCGGCGCTTCTTTTCAGGTTATGATTATGGCTGGGAGCCTAGAATTTGCTAAAATAATCATAGCTTCACTTCTACACCAATACTGGGAGCATATCAATAGACTATTAAGGATATATTTTATGATAGCGGTTTTTATTCTAATTGTAATAACATCAGCTGGTATTTATGGATTTTTATCTTCGGCATATCAAGAGACTGCATTTAAGCTGGAAAATGGAAGGCAAATTATAGAATTAATCGAAGGGGATAAAAAAATGCTTTCTACGGAAATTGAAAGTATTAATAAGCAGATCGAGGATAAGACAAAGAGGATTTCATCATTATCTGAGATTAGAACTAAACAACAGGGTGCTCAGGACAATTTGATCAACACCAATAAATCTACAAAATCCATCAATACACAGATAGCTGGAGTAGAGTCTAATATAAAATCCATAGATACTGAGCTTAGAATACTTAATGATTCCCTATCATCTAAAAATAGACAAATAGCGACCAAAGATATGGAGATAATGAAAATAAACTCTAATAAGGATATAGCGCAGGAGATAGGACCAATCAAATATATTTCAGAAATAACTGGAAAGTCTCTGAGCACAGTAGTGAACTGGTATATTATTGCTTTGATGCTTGTATTCGATCCCCTCGCAATTGCATTGGTTATAGCCGCTAATTTTGCTTTTTCTCAGGTATATGGAGGAAAAAATGAGAATATGAAAAAGATTAACGATCATGAAATGAATAATGACGAGATCACTAAAGAATCAGTTATAGAGGAAATTATAGAAATAACTGAGAAATCAGTAGAGAATGAAGAGGACAAAGAAATAACCGAAGAATCTGTAGAGAATGAAGGAATTGATGTAGTAATGGAAGAAGCGACCGAAGTAAAATCAGGACCAATTCCTATAGAAGGCATCGACTTACAAGAGAATGAAGAAATTATAGACTCTCCGACGGTTCAGTCTGAACCCCTCGATTCTGCGAATTTGACCGTAACGGCATCAGCAGAAAGCCCCAGAGGATTTTCAGGATACAAGTCTCAAGATAAGGAACCTGAGGTATTTAGGGATCCAACCAGGATCAGATAAGACTTATAAGGATTATGAATATATAGATAGGCAGATTACAGATGCCAGTGTATATTCTAAAAATGATAGGAAAAATTAACAATACGGATCCAAGATATATTAAATACTTGGAATGCTCCCCGACCAAACAAAGAATATTGTCATTTCAGGGATGCGATCTGACTATCAGTGAAGGATCCAATACAGCAGCGTCTATTAGTCTATGCGACTTAAGTCTAAATAAAGCAGATGCTTTCTCGGGATTTGACGGATGTGGGGGATTTATTAAAAAATCGATAGTACTTTCAGGAAACGGGAATAAAATTATTACAGCCCCAGAGATTGTTGGAAGTAGCGGGCAGGTTCAGATGCTAATATTTAAGGTTAAGTATCCGATATCATTAAGAGGAGCCGACAGATACATCACATTTGAATATAAGGGATGGATCGGTCCTATAGAAACATTAATGGTTCTTTCTGGGAGAGCACTCTACAATGGATGGGACATGACTCAATACTCAACAAACAATCCTAGTCCTTCATTTTATCCAACTATACAGCCTACTCCAACTTCACCGGAAATTCCTTTCGGGGGTTTTCTTTTAAGTAACCCGAACCCCGTTGATGTGCAGGTTGAAATAATGATTTTTAATTAATGGCAACTCCACCTTTAGTATGTTCATCCGGATCTTATAACACATTCCAAGGAATTGTTATGGATCGATGTGAGATTAAAATGCTTGAGGAAACCACAGTAAAATCTACATTTAGCCTCTGCGATCTTGGGATTGCATTGGACGATTTTTCATCTTTTAGCACTTGTCTAGAACCAGGTCTTTCCCTGTTATTAAACCCTGAGGACATTGATATGAACGGCGAGGTTAAGTTAATCATAATAAAGGTTACATATCCCTCATCTCTAGATCAGTCACTAAGGTACATAAATTTTACACATCAGGGAAAAGTGCTTCCGATTGGAGATATTATGATTCTCACTGGAAATCCCGCGGTTGATGCACCAGGAAGGGGATGGGATCTTTCTCCAAACGGAACTGACATAGCATCTCCATATTTTGATCAAGGTGGTATGACTCTATATAATCCTCACGCAGTAAGAATAAATATACAAGTAATATTGGGATCCAATCCACCAAATACAATAGCATCAACAAATAGCGATTATTTGGTTTCGTAGAATGAAATTGGGGGAAAAGAAATTGCTGCTAAAGCGAGAGTGTAGAGACAATTTAAAAAGGCCCACTGAATTATTTCTTATGTGGGATAGAACAAAGGGAAAATCTTTGCTGATCATGGATATATATTAAAAAAGCCGAAAAAATGGAACAAAACTTTTCGAACAACATTTCACAGATTCAGTTGGAGGCATCTAAAGTAGCTGCTGCTAGAATTGCTCAACAATGGTCAGGTGTTAATAGCACCAAACCCGTAAATGGTGGGTCTTTTATTGAAGACAAGAAAATCAATGAATCGATAAAAACTGAGCCTACGGAATTGAAAAACAATAAAAAAATCTACTCTTTTGGCGTACTAAAAACTGTTCAAGCATTAAAAAACTCATCATTAAGCGGGATACCTTCAGCTAGAGCAATATTAGAGAAGTTTGAAAACCTCCTTTTGATTAGAAACGTATCAGAAGCTTTCTTGATAGAGGGTCTTTTGAACGAGCTTAAGGAATTTGAGTGGGAAAATTCAGTTAAATCCGCTCTCAATAATCTTCAGAAAGTTTACGAACATAGAAGAAGGGAAGTTGAGGTTGTTAAGGCATATGAAACAATTAAAAATGCACCGGGTAGAGAATTATTTAGCGATGCTACTGATTCTATGTCAAAATGGTTGATTGCTGAAAATAGAGACTCCTCGGTTTTAGCATCAGGGCTTAGAAAATGGGGATTTAACCCAATCGTTAGAAATCTTGTTAACTTTCTAGGAGAACATGAGGCGAGATCAAAAAATACTTTTGTAATAAAATCAGATAATTCACAGTCAGAGATTGTGAATATCTATTCTCCTCTTCTAATCGAAGAATCTAGAAGTATTTTCTTTACATCTGGAAAATTCTTCTACGTATCCGAGAATGAGTTAGGGGTTTTATCCGAATCAGAGGTTGCTCTTCTACCAGCTGATTTTATAAACAAAGTTAAACTGATTAATGATCCTATGGTAAGGATTTCTGATAACAGAGTTACTTGCTTCACAGGGAAAAATAAGGTTGACTTTGTTTTTGAAGGAGAAAATAAAAAAGTTTTATTCAACGGAAATTCAATTAAAGAAGAGGACCTTCCTAGATCTCTCAGCATGACCCTTCATACTATCTTTGAAGGATCAAATCAGGTCATTAGTAAAGTCAATGGAATTTCTAAGATTGCAGACGAATTAATGGACATCGACTTCGGAAAGAAAATCGTTTCTAAAATATACGAAAATGTTGAAGCTAATATATTTAAAGTCAATGGAAAGATATACGTCCAAACCTTCAATCCTTCAATGAAGCTTAATAAGGTATACGAAGGAAATGCAACTCAAGCATCCAATATCATTAAGGAGTTTATCAAATTTGACATTTCAGAATCTCTCACTGAATTTTTGGATAGAGAAGATGCTATTAGAAGCGTAATGTATAATGACAGAACACAGATCTCGAGAAATATAGAAATTTTGGTGGAGGAAACTAAAAAGATAGATTCTGCAATTCAAAGTAATCCTATATTAAAAGGATCTGCCGAATTGGTTGCTCTTAGAGAATCAATTGAAAGCGAAATCAGCGTTTTGAAAGAAAGATGGAACCAGGTTAATTTTGAAATCAAAAAATTCGAATCATCGAAGAGTGAAATCTCTGAAGATGTAAACGAAAACATAGGATATCCAATCGAAACTGAGGTTCGAGTTATAAAAAACGGATCAAAAGGTAAAATCATAGGGGTTGATGGAAATTCCAGAACCTATACGGTTATGATGGAAAACGGAACAACAGGAGAATACTTCTTTGGTGACGTTGAAAATACAATCGATGAGATTTCCAATACCGAACTAGAAGGGGAGGTAGGGGAAACATCAGAAGGACTTACTCCTATGGCTGTAGCGCCAACAGGAAGAGAGCTTAAGGCCAAAAAAGATTCTCAAACAGAGAAAAAATCTAAAAAATTGATGGCTAAGGCGCCAGGGGGTAATGCTACAGGATCCCCTAGATTTGCTGAAAACGAAAAGAATCATGATCTTGCAGACGTGACTAAGGTTAAGAAATCGGGAAAGGCCAAAGAAACTAAAGGCGCTGGAAAACAAAATATGTCTCAGGCTCCGGATAAAACTGGAAAGAAAATGGGTGGAAAATTCATCCAGAATCTGAAAAATCATGATCTAGCTAAAGCTCCAGAAGCTAGCATCAAATCAGCAGCTAAATTTATAGAGGATCTTAAAGATCATAATTTAACTCTTTCAGAAAGCCAAAAAAATAAAGCTATCGAAAAAGCCCCAGCTCCTAAAGCTGCCAAAGAAGGAAAGAAGTTTTCAGAAAATCATAAGAATGCTAATCTTGCGGGAGCACAGGGTAACTCAAGAAAGAATGGTAAGAAATTCGTAGAGGATCTGAAAAGAGCAGGACTATCATCAGCACCGGGAAAGAAAAAGAGTAAGTAATTAGGACTATCAAAGTAATATAACATCCGCTTCTGAGTCAATCTCGGAAGCGGATTTGTCTTTTGTGTGATTTATTTTATTTAATAGCTTAGATTTTTCAGGAAATTTGGAAACTTCTATAGATTTAGTGGTAAAAAGATTAGATGTTTATTAGGGAAAATCTAAAAGAATGGGGCAAGGATCCCAAAAATAATTCCCAATCACTTAATGCAGTATGTAAAAAACAAAGATCTCAAAAGAGCTCTAAAAGAAAGTAAAGAAAAGGGGGAACTAACCCAAGAGGCCATAAAAATGTTTATGTTAATAGTAGACGGGATGGCTAAGACAAGATCCTATAAATATCCAGAAGACAGAGAGGATTGCATTTCATTTGGAATGGAGGACCTTCTTAAATACTGGAACCGGTATAATCCAGAGGTTTCAGATAATTCATTTGCGTTCATATCACAAATAGCAAAAAATGGAATGCAAAAAGGATGGAAAAAAATTCATTCCACTAGGTCCATCAAAGCAGTTCCATTCTCAAGAATAATGGGAGAAGAAGATTCTAATATGAATGTATAATGGATATCAAGAAGCTCAAGCCATCAGGCGATTGGAAATCAGGTAAATATATTCCAATCAACCCAGAAAAGTATATTGGGGATATTAACAATATCATCTATAGATCTTCATGGGAAAGAAAATTCTGTCAATATTGTGATCTAAAGAAAGAAATTTTGAAATGGAGCTCCGAACCAGCATCTGTTAAGTATTGGAGTCCAATCGATAAAAAGGAGCATGAATATCATATAGATTTTTACATAAAAGTACAGAAGGAGGAAATTCAGGAGGACTGGTTTATAGAAATCAAGCCCGAGGGACAATATGCTTTGGATAAAAAGCCAGAGGAAATAAAAGGACCACTTACGGAGAAGAAGGTTCGTGCTTACAATGAAAGAATGAAAGTCTGGATCACCAACAGAGCTAAAATGGAAGCCGCTAAAAGATATGCAGAATCCATAGGATATAAATTTGGTGCGGTCGATGAAAATTTCTTATTTGGATGATTAGTTTCACTGAAGGATTTGAAAGGTATCAGATAGAAATGAAATCACCTGCCGGTATGGCGGAGGATTCATTCTTCGAATATGGAAAAAATTATGCTGGTCCTTCTCAATTCGATCCTAGCCTATTTTTGATAGGAAAGCTGTATACATTTTATTATGACACCTCACCAGAAAAAGGTAAGTTCGTCAATAGAAGACCCTTAGTTTTTTTCCTTGGGAGAGACAAGGACAATTCTAGACCCACAATAGAGGGATTAGATGTCATTCTTTTGCCTCCTCTAGAAAGATTAAATTTCTTTAAGCGAATATTTTCATCTTTCAGCTCTATAATAGAAAGAAATATTGAAAAAGAGAATGTGGGGGAAAAATCTCAGGAACAGTTAAGACTGGATTACTCTTCCCTAGATTCACTTATGCATGGTATTAATTACAAGGGAGCATTCTCTAAATATTCTCTTGAAAAAATGAAGAACGTACACGAGATTCCTTATCAGAAGTGGCATAAAATGGTCTATCTTAACACAAGGTCTATAGTAGGGTCTTCTCTAGATGAGATATATAAAAAAATGTATAGAATCTAAATATGGCGGGATTTACAGATCAAAGAGGGAACTTTATAAATTCCATCATGAATAGCGTCAAAAAGATAGGGTCTTTTGGGATGGCTTATGGGGATTTAGTAGTTAAAAATTCACAGGCAGTTGGCGTGACTGAAGCTCAATTTCTAAAGAATGGCGGAATAACAGATGAAAGTTTCCTTTACACATTAAGAAAATCTGATTCAACATCCAAGCAGTATATTGCATATTTCGACAAGGACTTCAAATCCAAAAGGACTTATTGCCAGGGATTTTCAACAAACCCCGAGATAGAGTTTATTTTAGATACCATCTGCGATGAATCTATAGTTTATGATGAAAAGAATTTCTGGGCGTATTTTTCTTTTATGCAGCACCCAGATTTAAAAGACAACGTAGTTCAGAAAATAAATGACAGATATAAGGAGGTCTATAATCTCTTTGGATTTAACCAGGATATATTTGCATGGCACCTTTTTAGAAAATTCTTGATTGAAGGAATTTTAGCATTTGAAATAATTTTTGACTCAAAAGGGGAAAAAATCATAGGGTTCAAGGAATTGGACCCATCAACATTAGTACAAAGCACCGAGCGTCAAGAGGATGGGTCTTATATTGAGACATGGATTCAATTTCCCGATAATCCAAATCTCAACAGAAAACTATACGATTCTCAAATTATTTACATAAGTTATGCAAAGGGTAGTGGTACTTCGCTCAGAATAAGCTACATTGAAAGATTAATCAGATCTTTTAATCTTCTCAGAATAATGGAGCACACTAGGGTTATATGGAATGTCATGAACTCTTCATATAGGATGACGATGACGGTCCCGATAGGTACAAAGTCACCGCAAAAGGCAAAACAGACTCTGGGAGAACTTATGTCAATCTATAAAGAAGACATTAGGTTGGATTCAGACTCTGGTGAACTATTTGTTAACGGAAGGCCAAATATACAATTTTTTAAAAATTATCTTATGCCATCCAGTCAAAATGGGACACCAGATATTCAACCATTAGGTGGATCCGGGGATGCTGCGGCATTTACGGATACTAAGGCTCTTCAATATTTTTCAGATAAACTAAAACTAGACTCTAAGATTCCATTCTCCAGGTTCAATCAGAACGATCAGAACACAATGGGAACATTCAGTTCAGGTGCGGATGGTCTAGATCAAGAAGAAATAAGATTTGGTAAATTCATAGACAGACTAAGGTCTATCTTCCAAGACATATTGATTAAGCCTTTATGGATTCAATTTTGCTTGGATCATCCAGATATGAAAAAAGACTATCTTTTAAAGAGTGAGTTTGGACTAGATTACGTAAAAGAAAACCAGTTTACCAAACAGAAAGAGGTAGAGCTTTTAACTGCTAGAAAAGATCAGGTGATTAAGATTGCAGGACTCAAAAAATCAGACGGAACCAACTACTTTAGTATGAAATATGTTCTGGATCGCTATTGGGGAATGAATGACCAAGATAGAATAGCGAACGAAGAATATAAAAAGAGAGCAGAGGAGAAAAAGAAAGTTGAGGGAGGGGAAGAAGAAAGCGAAAAAGGAGAAGAATTTAAGTTATAAAAGATGGCAGGATTTTTAGATAATTTTGGTGCACAGTCCAATTCTGGGGTTTTTTCTAGAATAGCAGAAACTGCTAGAAAAATAGGAAACTTTGGAATGGAATATAAGGACCTGGTAGTTAAAAACTCACAGGCAATGGGGGCAGCCGAATATTCAATGAGAGAAAGATTTGGATTCGCTCAAGAGGACGAGGATTTTATCTATTCAATAGCGGCACAAGACACATCAAACAGAAAATATATCGCAAGTTTCGATAAGGAAGTACCTTTTAAGATAGAATTTCTTAGAAATTTTGCGATGAACCCTGAAATAGAATATATTTTAGATACTATATGTGATGATGGGATTGTATACGATAAAAAGAATTTCTTTTGTCAGCCATCTCTTCTAAATCTCGATCTCAAGCCAGAGGTTATACAAGCGATAAGGGAAAATTTCAGGAAAATATATGTCTTACATGGAATGGTCAATGCCCTGACTGGGTGGCAATATTTTAGACAACTTCTCGTAGATGGATTCATAGCATTCGAAATAGTATACTCTTCGGACGGTAAAAAAATAGTGGGCTTTAAAGAATTGGACGCTCTCTCGTTGTCTCCATCAGTTGAAAAACAACCAGATGGCACTCACGTACAAATTTGGTATCAATATTATGGGGATTCGATTCGACAAAGAAAACTGTATGATGGACAGATTATTTATATCTCTTACGCCAAGGGAAGTCAGGTAACAAGAACCTCTTACTGCGAAAGACTCGTGAGATCATATAATCTACTTAGAATTATGGAACACACCAGAATAATCTGGAATGTCATGAATTCTCAATATAGAATAAAAATGACAATACCTGTAGGAAGTAAATCTCCACAAAAAGCCAAAGAAACATTAGGAGAACTAATGTCATTGTATAAAGAAGATATAAAATTAGATACAACGTCAGGAAATTTAACTATCAATGGATGGCCAAATCTCCAGTTTTATAAGAACTATTTATTCCCTCAAATGGGAGGCGAATCCCCTAGGGTCGAAACCATTAATCCTCAGGGACCAAACCTTAATGTAATGGAAGCTGTAGTATATTTTTCGAATAAGCTAAAAATGGACTCAAAAATTCCATATAACAGATTTGCTGCAAGAAGTGGTGGACAAGCAGGTATGTTTAAGATAGCTGCTGAGGGAGCAGAAAGAGATGAAGTAAGATATGGTAAATTTATAACCAGAATCAGATCAATATTCCAAGAGATCATAATCAAGCCACTTTGGATACAAATGGTATTAGACTTCCCGGACTTAAAAGAGGATACGATATTCCGAAGTCAACTGGGTATAAAATTCGAAAGCGACAACACATTTGGAGAATCACGAGAAATAGAACAGCTAATCAAAACGATAGATTTTATCTCCGCTGCATCTGAGATAAAAGAAAAGGTTGGCGAAGAGGAGGTGCCATTCTTCAACCAGGATTTCCTTATAGACAAATATCTGGGTCTAAACAACGAGGACCGAAGAATGAATGATATTTATTTGGAGAAAGAAAAAGAGGCAGTAGAAACGGCTAAATCAGCGGGGAGTGAAACTGAAGAAGCAGCACCATCGGCAGAAACCACAACAGAGGAGTCTCCAACAGAAGAGGCTCCAGCAGAAGAAACCCCGGCTCCTGAAGAAGCAGCACCAGGGGAAGAAACAACACAAAAAGTCGCCCAGAATATAATCAATAAATTGGATCAAGAACAAAATGGATAACTGGACAATAAT